ACAAGACTGCACAAACTAAGCCGTCTGCATTTGACCGCATCAATGTACGCCGTTTGTTCATCGTCCTTGAGAAGGCAATTGCAACTGCTTCTAAGTATAGTCTGTTCGAGTTTAATGATGCATTCACTCGCTCACAGTTCCGTTCAATGGTAGAACCATTCCTTCGTGATGTACAAAGCCGCCGTGGTATCACCGACTTCCTAGTGAAGTGTGATGACTCCAACAATACGGCTGAGGTGATCGATGGTAACCGCTTCGTAGCAGATATCTTCATCAAACCTGCTCGTAGCATCAATTTCATCCAACTCAACTTCATTGCTACGAAGACTGGTGTTTCGTTCACTGAAGTAGGCGGTTAATATCTTCCTAAATAATAAGGAAAAAGGAGACACATAAATGGCATATAGCCAATTCAGCATAGACGCTTTCAGAGCGAACCTTATTAATGGTGGTGCGAGAGATAACCTCTATTTAGTCACAGGTTCATTCCCAAGTGGAGGTACCCGTGCCATCAACGCAGCAGCAGGAGTCGCAGGAGCGATCTTTGGTACTGCTGCTGCTGGTGCGGTTAGTGCAGTCGGTGGATTGGTTAACAACGGAAACGCCAATAGCCAAATCACCTTCCTCTGCAAGGGCGCATCGATTCCTGCTTCTACCCTTAGTGAAGGTACTGCCAACTTCATGGGTAGAACTATGAAGTTTGCTGCTGACCGTACATTTGGAGATTGGACATTGAAGGTATACAACGATGGTTCATATAATCTACGCAAGGCATTTGAATCTTGGTCAAACCTGATTAACTCCTATCAGAGCAATGTTGGGCCAAACAATTTCAACTCATACTTCATGGATTGGGCAGTACAGCCTCTTACCCGCGAAGGCAATGCGATTTGCACCTATAAGTTCGTTGGTTGCTATCCAAAGGAAATTCAATCAGTAGAACTTGCCTTTGATGCCAAGGGATCAATCTCTGAATTTGGTGTTGTGTTGTCGTATCAGTACTATCAGTTAGCAGGAACAACAACCTGAGTAAATTCAGGCAATAGAGAGGTTTAAAAAATGGAAGTGTTCGGCTTCAAGTTAGAGCGTACAAAGAAGCAACAAACTGATTTCAAAGCACTCAAGTCGTTCGTGGTTCCAACCACAGACGATGGTGCTATTCCAGTAGAAGCAGGTGGCTTTTACGGTCAGTATGTTGACTTAGATGGTTCAGTTCGTAATGATTTTGAACTGGTAGCCAAGTATCGGGAAATGTCAATGGATCCCATCTGCGAAATTGCAGTTGATGATATTGTCAACGAAGCAATTGTTTCAGAACCAGGCAAGATGCCTGTCAAATTGTCGTTTACTAATGACAATACTTTAAGTCCAAAAATCAAAAGTAAGATCGAAGAAGAATTTAAGAATGTTCTTCGTTTGTTATCCTTTGATTCACGCGGATATGAAGTCTTTCGCCGTTGGTATGTCGATGGTAAGGTATATTTCCATCTCATCATTGATGAAGAAAAGCCTGAAAAGGGAATTCTTGAAGTTCGTTATGTCGATCCGCTGAACATTCAGAAGATCCGCGAATTCAAGAAAGAAACTCGTCCTGATGGTACCAAGATCATCACAGGATTCCGTGACTTCTATCTTTACAACAAAGACAATCCAAAAGTTGGTTCTGCCCAAGGTATTAAAATCAGCGAAGATGCTATTGCTTTCTGCTCATCGGGACTATTTGATAGTCGGTATCGCCGTACTGTTGGGTTTATGCACAAGGCTATTAAGCCGCTGAATCAATTACGCATGATGGAAGATGCCGTAGTCATCTATCGTATTTCTCGCGCACCTGAACGCCGAATCTTCTATATCGATGTAGGCAATCTTCCAAAGACCAAGGCAGAAGCCTATGTCAAGGACATTATGAATCGGTATCGCAATAAGTTGGTCTATGACGCACAGACTGGCGAAATCCGCGATGACCGTAAGTTCATGTCTATGCTTGAAGACTATTGGCTACCCCGCCGTGAAGGCTCAAAGGGAACTGAAATTACCACACTTTCAGGCGCGCAGAACCTTGGTGAGTTGGCAGATATCATCTACTTCCAAAAGAAGTTGTATCACGCTCTAAATGTCCCTATCAGTAGACTTCAACAGGACAAGGGTATTTCGCTTGGTCGTTCATCTGAAATCAACCGCGATGAACTTAAATTTTCAAAGTTTATCACTCGTCTTCGTTCAAAGTTCAACGAATTAATTCTTGATATTCTACGCAAGCAGGTTCTTCTCAAGAACATCATTACTCCTGATGACTGGAATGGTATCAAGGAAGTCCTGTTCTTAGATTACTTAAAGGATTCTTACTATGTTGAAACTAAGAATGCTGAACTACGCAAGCAGCGTAGCGGGGAACTGAACGAACTTGAAAAATACATAGGTAAGTACTATTCTCATTATTGGATCCGTTCGCAAGTTCTCGGTATGACAGAAGGTGAAATGAGAGAGATGGATAAGCAAATGACCGAGGAACGCAATAAGGGAATGTATCCTTCAACAGGATCACCAATATAAGGATCAAGCATGGATCACAGCAACATATCAAATGCAATAAATTCAGTAAACGAAAAGGATGCAATTTCCTTTAAGTCTTTGCTCTCACAAGAACTAAGCAATCGGTTATTTGCTTCACTTGAATCTCGTAAACAGGCTATTGCATCGGAAATCCTTGGTGAACAAGAAGAAGTAGTAGAAGCAAATATCCTTGCTCCTTCTGCTCCTCCTACTGTTGGTGTAAAGAAGAAGAACGGCAACACTCTTCTACCTCCTCCATCTTCAAAAACAATCAAGACAAAAAGTAATGAAGATACGCAAGATATGGCAGCAATGAAGGCAAAGGCAGAACTTGCAAAGTCGCATTCTTTAGTTGCAGCAACTAAAGCAAAGGGAGATGCAGTTGATATTAAGCGAAATGTACTTGGTAAACAAGAATTAGAAACCATGCAGAAACAAATTGACGCAGTTACCGATAACAGCGTTGATATTTCGTCTATTAAACCGGTTCCAGGTGGATTTGAAATTCGTAAGGATGAAGACAATGGACTAAATCCTACGATTGAAAAAGAATTTCTAGTCAAGACTTTTCAGCACAACGGAAAGATTGTAGAACTTAAACAAATCGGGTTGGGACTTTCGCGTCCTATTCGCGTATACATCGATGGTACTCGTTGGAATTTCTTTCCCGGCTTAGAGTCTGCTACAGAGATGACCAAGGAATATATCGAAATGACTGTAAATAAAGGTCAAGCAGTTACAAAGAAGGAATCAGTCGAACAAGACCTTCCATTAACTGAGAAAGTAGATCTTGACGGGCGTACTCGCGTTGTCCGCGACACAATGGCTCGTATTGAACAATACCGTAAAATACGCACAGAGCGTATGCAGAAGATGCAAGAAGAGCAAGAGGTTGGTAAAAATAAATATAGTGGTCTATATGACGATGGTCATGGTAAGGGTGCATTTATTCCTGATCCATATGATACAGGAAAGCCAGTTCATCCTTATATGCCGAAGACTATATCTAAAACCGTATCTGAAGGTGTCCTTGATGAGTTTAAGGATATGTTCAAGAAAGAAAACATTACCTTCAAGGAAGGTGATAAAGCCGAGTATGAAAAGTTCTTCAAGGCTGCTATGAAACGATTTGGAATTTCAAGCCCATCTGATCTTAAATCTGATGGAGAGAAGAAACGGTTCTTCGCGCATATCAAGAAAAACTACAAAGGTTAATGCCAAGAATCATCTACAAATTCAAGAACAAAGAGCGACTCAATGAAGCCGTTGGTTATCTTGCGTCTACACAAACAGATATCAAGATGCACGATGTTCCTTCTACAACTGAATTTAAACTTGAAATTGAATGCCGTGCAGAACAAGTTGAAGAGATTCGTTCTAATATCAAGAGTCTGAATGAGTCATATAAACTCACAGAAACTACTTCAAAGATCATTAAGATGCTTAGTGAAACTGCAAGGGGAACTGGTCGAACAATTCGCTTAATGGATGGAGATGTTATTCGTCTTACCCCTGACCACGCAAATGCAGTAATTGTAACACATGATGGATTGTCAGAAGAAAATCAAGTTGCTCTGCGAACTATGGTAATTGAATCAAGAAAAACGCATGAGGCAGCAATTCAGTTCTGCCTTGGTAAATCAAAGGAGACTGAATAATGGCTAATTCATCAAATTATATTGTTCAAACAAGAAATCGTTGTGTGGTTGGAGTATATGGCGATACTGCTGGAACTATTTCTTTTGGTATTACGAACTCTGCATTTGATGCCGCAAATATAGATGCACGAATTACCAATTCATCCGCAAATCTATCTAGAATTGTATATGGTATCAGCGGAAATTCAGGAGTTCTTCTCCGATATGGTGCAACTGGTGGAACTGCATTTATGCTTGCCGGTAACAATTCAGGCACAATTGATTTTGAAAGAATGACTCTTCCGAACAATGCACAATCACCTGCCGATGGAACATTCAGAGTTGAAGTTCCTATTACTGGAACAATTGTAACCGCATATTTGGAATTCGTTCCCTTCTAATCTAACACGGAGACCCAAATGAAACTATTCTGTGACATCAACGAAAACATCCAAGTCTTAACCGAGGAGCCTTCTCCTGGTCAAAAGAACTATTTCATTGAAGGTATTTTTCTTCAAGGCAATATTACCAATCGCAATAAGCGTAGGTATCCAATGGAAACTCTCCAAAATGAGGTTGGTCGCTACAATGACAACTTTGTTAAGCAAAAGAGAGCCTTTGGAGAACTCGGACATCCTGAAGGCCCAACTATCAATCTTGAGCGGGTCAGTCATATGATTACCGAACTACGCCAAGAAGGTTCAAATTTCATTGGTCGCGCTAAGATTATGGATACCCCCTATGGTAAGATTGTTAAAAATCTAATCGATGAGGGGGCTAAATTAGGAGTTTCGAGCCGTGGTATGGGTTCGTTGGAGGAGCGTAATGGCGTAAATGTCGTTAAAGATGACTTCCAACTTGCTACTGCCGCCGATATTGTAGCCGACCCCTCTGCTCCCGAAGCCTTTGTCCGTGGAATCATGGAAGGCAAAGAGTGGATTTGGGAAAGTGGTCGCTTAATCGAAGCCGATATTGAGCAGATCAAAAAGGACATCCGTAAATCTTCTTCAAAAAACCTTGAAGAAACCAAGATGAATGTTTTTAACAAGTTCCTACGCGGACTTTGAGAAAAGCATAAATAACAAGCAACCTCACTAAAATAGGAGAGAGTTCATGGACTCATATAACAACAACGAAGTAGAAGAAATCCTTGAAGAGGAAATCCTCGATAATGACGAGCAAACCAATGATGACGATGCCGTTGTCGAGGCTAGCGATACAGCCGCAGTTCGAATGGCAAATGTAACTGCTAAAAAGCAGATGCAGGATCCATCCGCTAGTAAGGTTACTTTACCAAAGGAAACAGCCAAGTATAAGGGTCTGTATCAAGACGGTACAGGTAAAGGAGCAATCATCCCTGAGCCACTTGATGTCGATCAATTAGGTGATGGCGACTCTGCAACCAAGCAGAGAGCATCGGTTGATAAGAAGCGCATGGCAAAGGAAGACCTCGCTGTTCACATGGACGCAATGTTCAATGGTGAAGATCTAAGCGAGAATTTCAAGACCAAGGCTTCGACCATTTTCGAAACCGCTGTAAATGAGCGCATCGAAACCATTGCTGAAGAACTCGAAACTGAGTTCGACACTCGTATCCTTGCTGCACAAGAGCAAATCAAGAATGAATTGACCGAGCAATTGGACTCGTATCTCTCGTATGTCATCGAAGAATGGATGACCGAAAACCGTCTCGCTGTAGAGAAGGGCATTCGTACAGAGGTAACAGAACAATTTATCGAAGGTCTTCGTTCACTCTTCCTTGAACACAACATCGAAGTTCCAACCGCTAAGGTTGATCTTGTTGATGAAATGGCAGAGAAGGTCGAAGGTCTCACCAACGAACTCAATGAGCAGATTATTAAGAATGTCGAAATCAGCAAGAAGGTTGCCGAACTTCGCCGTTCTGATATTCTAGACGAGCAATGCGATGGTTTAGCAGAAACTCAGAAAGAAAGACTGAAGAAGTTAGCAGAGGGAGTTTCCTTTGAAGACGAGAGTGACTTCCGTAGCAAGTTGGACATCATTCGTGAATCATATTTCGGAACCAACTCTTCTGAGGATACTGATTCGGATGTAACTGAAGGAAATCTTTCGGAAGAAATCGGAGATTCAATCGATGGTTCTGATGTTCCTTCTGTGGAAAACATCAGCGAATCAATGAGTGTCTATGCTAATGCTCTTTCTCGTTTAAACCGCACACGCAAGTAAGCAAAACAATGCGATTTCTAAATAATGAGTTACCTTTTAAGTATATTCAATCAACTAATTTGTCATAGGAGACAAAAATGGATCTAACCATCTCAGAATCGCTACAAAAGAAGTGGAAGGCAATCGTCGAACACGCGGAACTTCCCGAAATCAAGGACAACTGGCGCAAGACAGTTACCACTCAACTCTTAGAGAACCAAGAGCAATACCTCCGCGAGGCTGCTCCTTCTAACAGTGCTGGTGCAATGAATGACACCGGTGGTGTTGCTAAGTGGGATCCGATCCTCATCTCTCTCGTTCGTAGAGCGATGCCGAATCTCATTGCTTATGACATCTGTGGCGTTCAGCCAATGAGCGGGCCAACTGGTCTTATCTTTGCTTTACGCGCTCGTTATAATGCACAAGGTGGTGGCGAAGCATTGTTCAACGAAGCCGACACTCGGTTCAGTGGATTAAGCGGAATGGGTGGTTTTGGAGCGGGTGGCGGTGGATACACAGGTATCGGTTACACCGGTGGTGAACAACAGAACAATGTTGATCCATTCTTTGGTGCATCAGATGCTACCCTTGCAACCGGTGTTGCCGATAGCACAGCAACTCAGCGCGGTATGACAACAGCAGGTGGTGAAGCACTAGGCGATGGTCGTACCAATGATTTTGCTCAGATGGCATTCAGTATCGAAAAGACCACGGTTACTGCAAAGACCCGTGCGCTCAAGGCTGAATACACAATGGAACTCGCACAGGATCTAAAGGCAATTCACGGACTCGATGCAGAGACCGAACTCGCCAATATTCTGTCCAGCGAAATCCTTGCTGAAATCAACCGCGAAGTCGTTCGTACTGTTTATCGCAACGCCAAGTTGGGAGCCAAGTCTGGTACAACTCAGACCCGTGGTGTATTCGACCTCAATGTTGACTCAAACGGTCGTTGGTCGGTTGAGAAGTTCAAGGGTCTGCTGTTCCAGATTGAGCGTGAGTGCAATCAGATTGCTAAGGAAACTCGCCGTGGCAAGGGCAATTTTGTCCTCTGCTCTAGCGATGTTGCTTCGGCTCTAGCCATGTCGGGTGTTCTCGACTATGCTCCAGCCTTGTCCACCAACCTTCAGGTTGATGACACGGGCAACACCTTCGCAGGTGTTCTCAATGGTCGCCTTCGCGTCTACATTGATCCTTACTACTCAACCACTCTTGCTTCCGACTTCTTCTGTGTCGGTTATAAGGGTTCGAGTCCGTATGATGCAGGTCTGTTCTACTGCCCATATGTTCCGCTACAGATGGTACGCGCTGTTGGTGAAAACACCTTCCAGCCAAAGATTGGATTTAAGACCCGCTACGGCATGGTCAACAATCCGTTCGTTCTTGGAACAGGTAACACACCAATCGCAGATGTTGATGATACCAATGCATCGCGTAGCAACCAGTACTATCGTATCGTTAAGGTCAATAACCTCTTCTGATTCACAGTACGCATTAAGTTACCCCACATTTGGAATAGGAGCGGCAGAAATGCCGCTCTTGTTCTTTTATATCTAAATATAGATTGGAGGCGTGATGTACGAAATACCCGCAGATTATCAAAACGGTATCTATAATAAGATGCCTACGGATACAAATCTTTCTAATCCATCAAACTTCAAATTTAGTTTGAAGCGAGTTCCAACCTTAGCATATTTCTGCACGGGTATTTCTTTACCAGGTTGGACAAACCCCACAATAAATATTCCCACTGGATTTGCTGGCGGTAGATCCGTACTAAAATCAACAAGCGAATCAGTAACACATGGTGATGTGGTATTTAAGTTCTTGGTAAACGAAGATTTATCGAACTACAATTCATTAGTAAAATGGTCAAAAGAGTGTGCAGGACTCAATGACTTTAATAGTGTTACATGGCGAAATTGGATGTCAGAAGAAGGTTACTTGTTAGTATTGAGTAATCGTAAAACTCCGACATTCAGAATTACTTTTCGCGGATTGTTTCCGATAAATGTTAGCGAGTTAGCGTACAAGACAACAGATGTAGATAATACTCCTATGGTGGCTAGCGTTACTATGGCATTCACATATTATACCTATGAGAAATTAATCAACGCATGAGTATCGAATCCGACAAAACCTATACCGAAAAAGATTATGGGATTGCAGATCGTACAATCATTGGTGCAATTGATAGTAATCTAAACACCAATCTATTAGCACCCACTAATTTTCTATTTTCTTTTCGCAAAATTCCAAACATGACATATTTCATTCAGGAGTTTACTCTTCCTGAGTGTGGAGCAGAACCATTAACAGCAGAATTTACAATTGGGCCTACAGTTAAAATACCAAAAGCATCATTCTCTTATGGGACAATTTCTATTAAGTTTCTCATCAACCAAGACTTTTCTAATTACTATGCGGTAGTGCAATGGATTCTTGAAAATACAGGATATGAATCCTTTATTACAGATCAACACTCAGATAAGGGTTCTTCGGATGAAGGATCACTCATCTTACTCACCAACAAGAAAAATGCATTTAGAAAAATTGATTTTTGGGGATTGGTTCCTGTAGATCTATCTGGTCTTGAATTTTCAAATGACATAACAGATATCACTACTATGTCTGCAACTCTCAAGATGTCGGTTTCGAGATATATTACTACAAACCTTTGACTTTTGCTGTGGGGATGATATACTATATCGATCATGCATCTCGATAAAATCAAAGAAATGGCAGAGAAAGATCTGCCGATTGACGATACAGAACTAGGTACCGAGTCTGTTCGTATTCCCCAACTCCACAACAAGTATCTCGTTATTTTTCATGACGAGCGATTGACTCTTCGTAAAGCGCAAGCAGATTACCGCACACTCCGTAGAGATAAGTGGGAATACTACACAGGTAAGATGTCACAGGAGCGATTGAAAGAATTAGGATGGGAACCTTTCCAATCAAAGATTCTTCGTAACGATCTTGATATCTACTTGGAGTCAGATAAACAACTGTCAGACTTTCAATCCAAGATTGAATATCAACAGGAGAAGGTAGATTACCTAGAGGGCATACTCAAAGGCATCGCCCAACGCCATTGGATAATTCGGAATTCCATCGAATGGCGCAAGTTCACAAACGGTATCATCTAAAACTACCTCATAAGGCAGTCCTAAATAATAGGATGCCTGAAATTGTTGTTCACAAACACAATACGGTCTACACCCGTTTATCATGCGAACCTGCGATTGCCCGTGAGATTCAGGAATACTTCACCTTTGAAGTTCCCAACGCTAGATTCACTCCCGCATTTCGTAATCGACATTGGGACGGTAAGATCAGAATGTTCCAACCACGGAACGGTCTGTTATACATTGGTCTGATAGATTACTTAGCACAGTTCTGCGAAGAACGCAAGTATCATCTCACCGTAGACCAAAAATTTATTAATCCAGTAGAGCCTTGTACACGCGAAGATTGCGTAAATAAGATTATCAAGGGTCTTAATCTGTCGGTACGAGGACAACCAATTGAGCCACATGAGCATCAAGTGGATGCTATTCATCATGCACTCAATACGAATAGATGCTTACTTCTATCTCCTACTGCTAGTGGTAAGAGTCTTATCATCTATGTCCTTGCACGGTTCTATGCAAATCTACTACAACTGACGGATAAAGATAAGGAAGAGCAGCGTAGAGTATTAATAGTTGTTCCTAGTATTTCACTCGTAACTCAACTGTACAACGATTTCAAAGACTATTCGACAAACGATTCAAATGGATGGAATGTCAGCGACTATGTCCACAAAGTTTTCGGAGGTGAAGAAAAAGATGACCCAACCAAGGAAATAGTCATTACTACTTGGCAATCAATATACAAACTCCCTAAGGACTATTTTGATCAGTTCGGTGCAGTCATCGGTGATGAGGCGCATCTATTCAAGGCAGCAAGTCTAACAAGCATTATGACTAAACTGACAAACTGCCCATTCCGTATTGCGCTTACAGGAACACTTGATGGAACCCAAACCCACAAATTAGCAATCGAAGGACTGTTTGGTACTGTAAAGCAAGTAACTACAACTAAAGATCTTATGGATAAGCAATTGCTTTCTAATCTTGAGATCGATTGTATCTTGCTAACTTATCCTGATGAAATTGCAAAGACTGTTGCAGGGCTTCCATATCAAGAAGAGATCGATTGGATTGTATCTTGTGATGGGCGTAATTCCATGATTGCAAAACTTGCTTGTTCGACTAAGGGAAATACTCTTGTTCTGTTTCAGTTTGTAGAGAAGCACGGTAAGCCTCTATTTGAACGAATCAAGACAGCAGCAGGAGACACTCGTAAGGTGTTCTATGTGTCGGGAGAAACTGAAGGTGAAGTTCGTGAGGATATTCGGCAGATCACCGAGGAAGAAGACAACGCCATTATTGTTGCTTCATATGGTACCTTCTCGACAGGAATCAATATTCGATCCCTTCGAAATATTATATTTGCATCTCCATCAAAGAGCCGTATTCGGGTACTTCAAAGTATTGGTCGCCAACTCCGTAAATCTGAGCGTAAAGATAAAGCAAGACTTTATGATATTGCAGATGACTTACATTGGAAATCAAAGAAGAACCATACCCTGAAGCACTTCATTGAAAGGGTAAAAATATATAACGAAGAGTCATTTGATTACAAAATGGTGAAGATTCAAATTAAGGAGATTCTATAATGCAGTTTTCAAAAGAAGGATCACCTCCAGCAACAAGGATTATACGGTTGCGTAATGGAGAGACATTGATTGCAACTATACAGAGTATCGAAAATAATTACATGATTGAACGCCCAATGGTAATAGTGTCAATACCTGCTACTGATCGAAATGGTAAACCCAAGATGGGGGTATTCCTCAAGGATTGGATCGCTTACACGAACGATACATACTTTACCATACCAAATGATATTGTCCTTGTTATGGCTGAACCTGATGTTAAAATGTTTGATGATTACACCGAAGCAAAGATTCACTCGGATCTTCAAAAGGCTCAAGATGACTTACAGCAGATAATGCAAGAGTACATCAATCAACCACAATTTCCTTTGAAAGAAATGGTTGAAGACAATGACATGGCAGTAGAAAGTGGGTATACTGCCCAATCAACAAATGAAGAGCAGCAAGATGATATGGATGAAGATGAGGATGACGGGTTACCGTGGTGGAAAGGTAACCCTAGGGTACGATTCTGATCCTACTTAAGATACTTATAGAACCATTCATTTCATACCGGACACCGATATTTAGTACCTAAACTGATTGCCCGCCAATAATTATTATAGATTTGCACAAAAATATTATGGAGATACTGATGAGTAAGAAGGCTAGCCATTACATAGACAATAAGAGATTCCTAGAGGACATATCGAACCATCGTGAGATTGTTCAAAAGGCGAAGAAAGAGGGCATTAAGCCACCGGGCGTAACCGAGTACATCGGTCAATGCTTTTTAGATATTGCAAATAACTTAGCCAAGAAGCCTAATTTTGCAAATTACAGTTTTAAAGAAGAGATGATTGGGGATGCGGTCGAAAACTGCATCATGTATGCCACCAACTTTGATCCTTTAAAATCAACAAATCCATTTGCCTTCTTTACGCAGATCACTTTCTATGCTTTTCTACGCCGCATACAGAAAGAGAAGAAGCAACTCTATATCAAGTTGAAGTGCTTCGAAGACAACGATCCAACAGGTAAGTTTAGAAATTGGATGGAGAACAGTAAGATTGACAACTCCTCAGAAGAAGTAGCAGAGATCATCGGACTTTCAGAAACCGATGTAGTGAACTTCAACAAAGAGAAGAAGAGTAAACTCAAAAAGACACGCAAGCGCAAAAATGCCAACAATGTGCTTGACGGATTCATGGACGAGTGATATACTTCACGCAATGAAGATCGCAATC